GAACGAGCGCAACGATTGCTATTCAAGGCTCGCCTCCGGGCACAGGTGTATGGCTCGAAAAGAACACTGTCACCAAGCTTGTCTTTACCGATGGGCAAACTCGCGATGGACACTTTACCTTAGGCTCCAACGTCGTCACCTGGACCGGTGCGCTGACAGGTACTCCAGGCGTCAAGGTCTGGTACGGCCCACACTCGGCGTGGAGCCAACGCTCGTTGCCGAATGATTGCTTCTACACCGGCCCCAACGGGGTGCCGATTGAGATAGCGATCGCATTGTGTAACAAGTTGGGCGCGAACTACTACGGGCACAACAATTTAAGCTGCATCTTAGGCGCCAATGCTGCGACGCTCGATTTCACTTACGTTACGAATCACGACAACCTGGTGCATTCGACCTTAACTTCTAACCTCTCGGCGTCATTCGAACTCTGTAACGAAACCTGGAACGGCATCTACAACAACGATCTCATGCTCACAGCCCTAGGAGCGGGCATGTGGCCGCTGGCACCGAACTCAGGCTCGAACCCCGACAACTTTGCTTTGAACCGCAACTACTACGGCATGGCGTGCGCGCTCATCTCGCAGCAGATGCAAACTGATTGGGGGGCGGATTTCACTCGCTGCTATCCCATCATCGGTTGGCAACTCGGGAATGGGGGTGTGCTGACCCAAGCGATGGACACGGCGTATTGGTTTACCTACCAGGGCAAGCGCGCATCGGACGCCGTCTATCCGATCAAGGTCAATGTGGGCGCCGCTTACTTCGGGAACATCAACGGGCTTCCCTCGCAGTCGAATGTGGATTTTATATGCGGCAACGGCGCATTCCCGCCCTCGCGCACCTTGGCGCAGCAACTGGATGATTTTTTCTCGTGTCGCTTTACCAACGTCGTGCGCGGAACAACCTTGTCGAGCATGCCGGCATTGGGATATTTGGGTGAGGTCGAATCGCGGATTACGGCCGCCGTCAGCTTAACGAATACGTATGTAGCGGGGAAACCATTGGGCTTCTCGTTCGCCTCTTACGAGGGCGGCCCCAATTTTCTGATCCAATCCGTGCCGCCCACCGGTTATTTGGTGTTGGCCGAGGCCGCGAACCGCGATGCGCGCATGGGCGATGACGTGCGCACGGCCTTAAATTACTGGATAGCGAACGTGGGTAACGGACCGAACCATGCCTTTCATTACCTCGTGCTCTGTCAGAGCATGTCAGGAACGCAGCCCGCAGGATGGGGTGCGGCGGAATCCTCAATGCAGGTCTTCTCACCGCTTTCAGACCCCAACATACCGCCGAAGTGGGGCGGCATTCAGCGCAGCATCTTAGGATTGCCGTAAGTGCCCGCTGCCGCTATAGATGTCGCCAATGTTGCCTCGGTTACCGCGACTACGGGGACCTCTGTCTCGGTCAATGTGACCTGCGCGGTCACGGATAATTTTCTCCTGGTGGCGGTGGGCGGCGACATTGCAACCCTGAATGCCCCTCCGTCGGGAATTACCTATAACGGCGCCGCCCTCACCCTGGTAGGCAGTCAGAACTACACCAGCAACTACCGCGGCAATGTTTCCTGGTGGTACTTGAATAACCCGACGACGGGCTCGGCGCTGCCGCTCGTCGCCACGGAACCGACCAATATCACCGGCTTTGCGATGGCCGCGATCCCGATGTCGGGGGTCAATACCTCCGCCGCTCCGACCTTGGGAACCACCGGTTCTTTCGCAAGTTCTGCCGCCGCCTCGTGTGTCACTACGGGGGCGGGACCGAATGACCTGCAGTTCGGCAGTTGCTTTATCCGTAGCACCGCCTTGGCCTCCGGGGGCGCCCCGCAAGCGAATGTCATTGCACCGATCAATGGTATCCACGCCCTCGACGGTTTTGCGTGCGACTATATTCCTGGGACCAGCGCGGGGAATTTCTCCTGGACCTTAACGAGCGGCAATTGGATCGGGCTCGGAGTCACGGTCTTTGGGCAACCGGCGCTTCTCGTTGCCACGGGGTTCTACTCGCTCGCAGGACAAGCAGCGCTTTTTGTCAGTGCGGCCTCGGGCAATTTTGTCATGCTTGCGGCGCCCGGGCTTTTCAACATTACCGGCGCGCTCCCGATCGTGGCAGCGCCCGTGCTCGCCGCGCAATTCGGCGTGTATGCAGAACTGGGGCTTCCGGCAACCTTCGTCAATCAGGGCGTATTGAGCGCCCCCGGATTCGCATCGGGGCTCGACGTTTACGACGATCTGAATGGCTCGCTTAACCTTGCCTGGGGGGGTGTCATTGGCGCGAGCGTTTATAACATCTACGTCGATGGCGTGCTGAATCAAACCGTCGCGGGGCTTTTGGCGACGATCTCCGGGCTTACCAAAGAAGCCTATAACCCGGGAACCGGTGTGGTCACCTCCTCGGGCACTTACAATCTTAAGGTTGTCGCGGTCGTCGGCGGTCTCGAAGCGGTGGCCCTGCATCGCAAGGTCACTGTGAATCCGGCTTCCATCTCGCTCGTCACACCGATGAAGCGGTTGTGGCCGTTTCCCAACTCAGGACTTGACTAATGGCCGTTGCACTCGATTCAGGTATTTCCGGGATCGCCACCAGCGGCACGACCGTGACGGCGACAAGTGTGATCGTCTCAGCTGCAGATACGCGCCTCATCACCTTCGTCGCGCTTGAGCTCGCGGCAGGCCCACCACCGACAACGGTACTTCACAACAGCGTCGGTATGACCCTGCTCGGCAGTCACACGGATACCTTGGGCGGCGGCATCTACAATATTTCGGCCTGGTACTTAAATAATCCGAGTGTTGGGACTTTCAATACGGTGGCGAGTTGGACGGGCAGTGCCACGGGCGCCGGGATTGTCTCGGTTCCGATTACCGGCAGTGATCTCACTCGCGCGCCAGTCATTGGCACAGGCACCGATGGCAACAGCACGAGCGCGGCCTGTTCGGTCAGTGGCGCAGCCGCGGGCGACATGCAATTGGCGGCATTCATTGCAAGCAATGGCGCGACCTCCGTGACTGAAGCGGGGACTGGCCAAAGCGTGATTACTGCGGCGCCGACACTGCCCCGGCTTAATATCAACGCGGCCTGTACTTTCTCCGCGAGTCAGATTGCAGGATCGAATGCCGGGAATTTCGTGTGGACGATACCCGTGGCGGTCTGGTCCGCGATTGGTTTGAAGATCTTCGCTGCGGGCGGTGCTCCGATGACGGGCGCGCTCACCGGGGGTCTGACACACACCTTGACGCAGTTGGTCACAGGGGTGCCTGTGTGAACGAACTCAATGTCGATGAGGAAAACCAGGTACAGCGCGAGAAGCGCCTGCAGCAGATCAGGGACCGCGCGCGCATCTTTCGCGAAGTCTTTGGGGCTTGGGATAAGCCGACGCCGCACGGCAAGATCGTCATGGACGCGCTGCTCGCGAAGTTCGGTCACGCGCTGCCGCCCAATGTGCTCGACAATAATGGCCGCACGGATGAGTATCAAACGTGGCGGCGCTTGGGCCACTTTGATGTTTTAGAATATATTCGAACGCAACTTGAATGGAAGGAATCAGGACATGAGCACACCAGCAGCGGCCGTACTTGAAGGATCTGGAGCAGCACCTGCGGCGGGAAGCGCTGGCACTGTGGCTCCGGGGGCAGGAGGAGCGGGCGCTGGACCTGCTGGCGGTGGCGCGAGCAATCAGCCCTTCTTCGATTCCTGGCTCCCTGCCACCGCCCCCGAGAACAAGGACACTCGCGACTGGCTAGCGAATAAGAACTTCGCCGATCCCGCGACCCTGGTCAAAAGCTATCGGGCGATCGAGACCGAGGCCTCGACCTTGCGCTCGGCGGCGAACTTAAAAGGCTACCCGGTTGACAAAGTGGATCCTGCGACCGGCGCGGTGACCAAGCCCGATGAGAACGCGGTCAAGGCCTGGCGCACCACCATGGGCGTGCCGGAGTCGGCCGACAAGTACGAGATCGCGCTCCCCTCGGCGAACCCGTACCCGCAATTCGCGCAGTACATGAAGGAGGGCATGCTCGAGGCGAACGTACCCGCCGCGATGGCGCCGCGCTTAGCGCAAGTGTACGAGGCGGCGGTTGCGAAGATGGAGACGCAGCTGCGCGCGGCCGAGGACACGGCATCGCAGGCGAAACTGTTGGAACTGCAAAACGCTTGGGGGTCGCAGTACCAGGAACGCGTCGCGCTCGCGGGGCGCGGCAAGGAATGGCTCGCGAAAGAGGTGGGGGGCCTGAATGACATGCAGATGCGCTCCCTCGAGGCGGTTCTCGGCACCGATAAATTCATGACCGCGATGTGGAAGTTCGGCGCCGGCAACAAGGAGGCCTCCTTCGCAGGCTCCGGTAGTAACCCTGGGCAATTCGCAGGCGGGGCGAGCGAGGCGGAAGCGCAGTACAAGCAATTGCAGGCGGACCGCGCCGCGGGGAAGATTTCGACCGAGGATTACCGTAAACGCGAGACTGAACTCGCCAACACCATCGCGGCGGGCTATCCCACCGCCGTCAACTAGGAGAGAACCATGGCCGATAAACCCGCAGAGAAACCCGTCGATTTGACTCACGATGAAATCAAGGCGCGTGAACAGATGGTGGCCGATGATCTGGCCAAGCGAGGCGCGAAGTCGGAACCGAAAGAGCCGCCGACGTTGAAGCCGCCAACCCAACCCACGGCATGAACTTGAGGCTAGCGCCGTCCGAACTCGAACGGCGCTATACCTTGGGGCGCGAAGCCCTCATTGCCTATCTAAAACACAAGGTGGACATCGCCGATTGGCACGGGGCGGCCGACGCTTGTTGCGATCTGCGTGTGCTTGAAGCGGAACACAGCGCACAGTTTTCGCAATCCGGCACTTGATTGTGCCCCTGAGTTGCCCTAGCGTCCGATTCCACGAACACGGACACGGCGAGGACCTCGCCCCCGTTGACGGTCGCAAAGCGACAGGATAGGCCCAGCTTTCTGGGTTAGAAGTGCCCCCTCACGGACAAGGCCTTCGAGAAGCGAATGACCATTCCTTTTCGGAGACGCCGCCTTGTCAACCAACATTACGACCTTTTACGTCCAGCAGTTCGCCAAGCAACTGAACGAACTCGTGCAACAGAAAACCTCGCGCCTGCGCAAATGGGCGACCGAGGATAAGTACGTCGGCCAGGCCGCAAGCCCCGTCGAGCAGGTGGGCCCGGTCGCCATGCAGCCCGTCACGCAGCGCTACGGCCCGATGCAACGAGTCGACGCGCCGACCGCGCGGCGCTGGGTCTACCCCAGTGACTACGACTTGCCGCAGCTCTTTGACAATTTCGACAAGCTGCGCCTGCAGATTGACCCAAAGGGCAAGTTTCAGAACAACGCCAAGAACGCCGCGAACCGTCAGTACGATGACTTGCTCATCGCAGCCTTGGGCGGCACCGCGCAGACGGGCGTCGCGGGGGGCACGGCCACCGTCCTTCCCGCCGGCAATGTCGTCTCAGTCAACCAGGGTGCGACCGCGCCCACGGGCTTGACCGTCGCGAAACTTCGTCAAGCAAAGATGCTCGCGATGCAAAACGAGGCGTTCTCCGACGAGGAGGGCGACCCGGGCAATCCGAATGATGGCCTCGTGCTCATCGCGGGCGCACGCCAGCTCGATAACCTCATGGCCGAAGCGCAGGTGATCAGCCGCGACTTCAACGATCAGCCGGTGCTCCAGGACGGGCGCATCAAGCGATTCTTGGGCGTCGACTTCGTGCGCATCGAGCGCTTGCTCACCGGCACCGATGACCAGGCGGGAACGTCGGTCAAGTGTCACCTGTGGCAGCGCGAGGGCCTGCACTTGGGTGTCTGGAACGACATCTCCACCAACATCAGCCAGCGCCATGACCTGCAGTCAGAGCCCTGGCAGTGCTACGTCTTCATGACCGCCGGCGGCACGCGCTTGGAAGAGAACCGCGTCTATCAGATTTGGGCTCGATAAACCGTTGATGCCAGGGGGCCGGTCCCCAGCACAGGAGTAGAAAATGGCAGTCGTCAATACCTTGGGCACGCTGGTCTCGAATTACAACGCGGTGCCCCGCATTCTCTCGAGCGGCTATCTGGCCGGCGCGAACGATACGAACTCCGTTGCGACCGTTGCGGCGGTCTCCACCGACAGCATCGGGTCGACCTATCGATTCGGTTTCCTGCCCTCAGGGATCCGCATCATCGACATCCAGATGCAAAACGACGCGACGACCGCGGGCGTGTGGCAGATGGGTGTGCTGTGTAACACGCAGCAAGCCTTGAACATGGGCGGCCCTGGTTTCTCGGTGCAGACCTGGAACTCGACCGTCGCTTACGTGCCCGGCAACGTCGTGCAGTTGGGCGGTGTGATTTACTACTGCACCACCGGCAACACCAACAGCCAGCCGCCTTCCGGCAACTGGACCACGGGCTCAACGGTTGTCGCGGCGGCAGGCTCGGTACCGATCCCGAACGCGCAGCTCATCTTGGGCGGCGCGGTGTCGACTGCGGCTGCCAAAACCATCTGGACGAGCGTGTATACGCCGACGGTGGGCGCGGTGGCGACGACTGCTTCGAACGTGAACCTTCGCGTGTGGGAATTGCTCGGCATGGTGCAGGACCCGGAATACATGTTCCACCTGGTGCTGACCGCGACGACCGCTCCGACGGCGAACGGCAATATTTCGCTGCAGTGGACCTGGGCGCGGTAAGCCCACATGGCAACGATTCGCATCTCGATAAATCCGGAGGACCCGATCGAATCGGTCGTGGTCGCTGCCGGGGCTGCGGTGGTGACGAAGAAGATCGAAATCACCGTCGAGCAGGCGGTGACCATCACCGATGCCTCGCGCACGCCGAACCCGCGGGCGATCAGTCGCAGTGAAGTGGTCTATGCGCTCCAAAACGTAATCGCGTGGCTGCAGCGCGATACCACGACGTTCAACGACTGACATGGCCGCAAGCTGGGGCGCGTTCCTTATCGGCAACCCGATCAATGCGGCCGGTGTGTCGACCGGCGGCGTGGGCACGGGTCCGCTCGTCTATTGCCCTGGCGGCGTGATGGTGTTCGCCGCTGCGGGCACGTTCAACGGTTGCACGGTGAACCTGCAACTCTTGGGCCCCGATGGCGTGACGCTCATCACCGCGGGCGCTGGCACAACGCTGACCGCTGCAGGCGCAAGTGTGGTGTATCTGCCGCCCGGTCAAATTCAGGCAACCGTGACCGGAGGACCACCGTCGGGCATGTTTGCCTCGATCGCTCGCGTGGTGGGCTAGGGTGGGCGATCTTACCGGGATTCTGGTACCCATCGGCGGCGGCAGCGGTGGTTCGCCTCCGACAATTCCCGTCACGACGATTGCAGCATCTACCTATGGAATTCTGCCAGCCAATTCCGCCGCGACCAATGACACGGGCTTCGCGGCACTTAGAGCCGCAATGCGCGCGGACACGACCAAGACATGGCACGTTGTTTTTGCCCCCGGCGCTTATACCTACACGAATAATCGATGGCTCTTCGGGGTGCTGAAATGCATTATCGAGGCGTACGACTGCACGTTTCAGAACATGGTAAACGATTCTTGGGAGCTGAATAGCAGGCCCCTGAATACGGGGGATTATTTTAACGATGTAGGAGACTTCGCCCGAACCGGCGCTAATGATGCTTACGTAACAGGATCGTTATTCAATACAGCGGTTGCCGGCAGTTACACGATAACGACCACGACGGCGGCCAATGCGGGGAATTTCACCGCCGGCATGCGCGTGGTGCTGCATGGCTACGATCAGCAGGGAACGGCTAGCTATCCCTTTAATCTTCGATATTTTGAAGTTAAAACCGTTGTGAGTGGTGTAGCGGGCACGGGGGTTGTTACGTTCACCACGCCACTGTCTTATGCCTATGACTCGCGTTGGTGGGATACGGTCTACGGCGGCGGTGGCAGTCCCAGTTTTGGCGCTCCTAGAATATTGAGCATTGAGCGCACTAGATATACGCACCCGAAGCTCTTTTGGTTTAAAGGCATGACCTTTCTGGTGAATGGTGTTAATGCCAATTTTGGCGTTCTTACCTGTTCGGCGGATCTTGTGATCATGGAGGATGTCAAAGAAACAATTTTCAGTCCCACCACGAGCGATAAAACCATATATAGACGCTGCAAAGGCGTTTCCAGCGCTGCAATTGGAGGAGGCGCCTCCGAAGTAGATAAGTTGCTCGGTTCAGTGATATTCGAAGATTGTTATATGGATGGGACCCTTGCGCCTGCAGGGGCCATCAACGCTGCTACGGGATGCGTGTCCCTTTCTCTCATTCGCACAACCTGTGTGAATGGATGTAATAACATCGCGCCGCGTCATTTGTTGATAGACGATTGCGACATCATTGGGAAACCACAGGGAGATATATTCGGCGCGATCTCGGCGACTAGCTTTGTCCCCATCACCTCCCTAAACGTATGCAACACGAGAATTTATTACACGGGCGGTATTGGCGTCGGCGTAGATCCAGGGGTTCTTAACGGAATAACGTTTACCGTCGGTTCGGTGAACGGAACTAACATTCAACTCGTATGGAATGGCACGTCGCAAACTTTAGCCCATGCGATTGACTATGGCATGACGCTCTCAAAGTCTGACGGGACCAAGAGCGGCGTGATCACCGGGATTTTCTTAACCGGCGGCAATACGCTGGTGATCACGGGTAGCTGGGCCGCCCCGGTAGCTGCTGAAACGTGGCAAGCGGTTTCAAGCGTCATCAATCAATCTGATGGTGGCGGCAATTCGATGATCGGTACGACGACGCTCCCCTTCTGGCGCTATGGCTCTGAAGTCACTCTCTCCAAGGATGTAACGATACCCGGAAGTCCCACCATCAACGGGCCTGGGCTGTATTTCTCCAACGTTGCGAACACCCTGATTCAAAACGCCAACTCGATGCAGTTCGTCGTAAACGGGGTTACTGTTTTTTATCTAGGGGGTGCCCAAATCAATATGGGGAATGCCGCTGACATTCTCTTTGCTACCGGTCACGGAGTGCGCCCCCTCGAGGGCACGAATGGCATTATGGGCACAACGGTTTTGGTGGCGGGAACCAAAACAGTCTCCACGACCGCAGCCGGAGCCAACAGCCGCATTTTCTTAACCTCGCAAGTGGATGGCGGAACACCCGGATTCCTGCGGGTGACAGCCATCGTCAATGGGACGAGCTTTACGATTACTTCCAGCAACGGTGCTGATACCAGTACCGTGGCTTGGCAGATCGTTAACAAGCAGTAACTAACCCATGTTATTCACGATCACTTCCACCAGCGGCGCTGACACCAGTACGGTCAACTGGTGGATCATCAAGCACTAGCCCATGGCCTCGCAAACTGACGTTTGTAATCTCGCCCTTTCGATCCTGGGGCAGTCCTCGATTGTCTCGCTCGCCGATAACTCCAATTCCGCGCGCGTCCTTAACATCGAATACGACTTGATCCGCCGCGGCATGCTCGAGGGGCCCGGCATTTGGCGTTTCTCCGTCAAGCGCGCATCGCTGCCGTCTTTGACGCAGACGCCGGTGTCCGGGCCCTTCACCACGATGTATGCGATGCCCGCCGATTGCCTGCGCACGCTGCAGATTGGCGATATGTACGCAGGCTTGGATCTCTCCGACTATCGGCAAGGGCCCACCGATGCCGACTACTCGATCGAGGGGCGCAACATCTTGTGCGATTACGGCTCGCCGTTGTCCCTGTCTTACATCGCCGATGTCACCGATACGACGATGTTCAACCCGAACTTCGTCATCGCGTTGGCCGGGCAGCTCGCGTGGACGTGCTGCGAGCGCTTGACGGGCTCCGATACCAAACAGGCCGCGGCTCTTGCGCGCAAGGATGTGGCGACGCGCGCGGCGTTGGCCTCGAGCGCCCTCGTGAGTGCCCCGAACTATCCGGGCGATGATAGTTGGATCTTGGCGCGGATGCAGTGATGGGGAAAGCCTCCCCCGCCATCGCCTCCTTCAATCGCGGTGAATGGAGCCCCCAGATGGAGGGGCGCACCGATGAGGAGACCTACGCCAGTGCGACGCACATCCAGCAGAACTTCGTTGCGCTTAAGCAAGGGGCCTCGACGTTCCGGCAGGGCTCGGTCTACACGCAACCGGTCAAGAACTCCGCCAATCGCAGCTGGCTGCAGCGCTTTGAGTTCTCGCAGACGCAGGCCTTCCTAGTCGAGTTCGGCGATCTGTACGTGCGCTTCTACACCAATCACGGGCCGCTGCTCTCCACCGGGGTCGCCGCCTACAACGGCGGCACTTCCTACGTGCTCGGGAACCAAGTCACCTCGGGCGGCATCACCTATTACTGCATCGCTGCGACGACGGGCAACGCCCCGCCGAATGCCGCCTTCTGGTATCCGATGGCGAACTTCGCCGGGGGCGGGGCGATCTATGAAATCCCGAGCCCCTACGCGGCCGCGGATCTCACTGATGCGTTGGGCGAATTCACGCTGCAGATTCAGCAGTCGGGCGATGTGCTTTACATCGCGGGGGGCTCCGCGGGGACTGGACCTGCGGGTGTGGGCTATCCACCCTACACGCTCACGCGCTTTGCGAATGCGCCCCCCAACTGGCAGTTCGCGACCTACGCGCCCATGGATGGCCCCTATATGGACCCGGCGGTACTCGTGCCGGGTGCCGAGATTGCGCTCACCGTCTCGAACGTGCAGGGCAATATCACGATCTCGGCGTGGGGCGGAACTGGGTTTGCCGC